ACTGATAATTTATCACTATAAATGTCTTGAATTTTCGGAAGTGCTCCCATAATTTTGATTTTTAAAGTTATGCAAATATAACATTATTTTGTTAATTAAAAAAGTTTTTGTTGTGAAATGTGGTTTTTTATTCTTTGTATTGCTTTATCGTAGTATTCTTTATCTAATTCACACGCTGTTAATTCAAATCCGTAATCGTGGCAAGCTATTGCTATTGAACCTGAACCTAAATGTGTATCAAGTATTTTATCGTTTTCTTTTGCATATCTATCTAATATCCATTTGTATAATGATGAAGGTTTTTGAGTTGGATGTATTTTATCAGTATGGTTGTGTTTATGTATTCCGTAATCAAATATTTTAGCGGGTGTTTTTAATCCCATTGAAACCCAAGCGTATTCCGCAGATGCAAAATTATCTACTGTTTGTTTTTTATTCCAAATTAAAAAATATTCACTTGTTGGCATAATAAAATTATTAGCTCCCCAAACTATTTGGTTTTTAGAAACTCTAAAAAGTTCATTAAAATATTCTTCTGTTGGTTTTTTATCCCATTCTAAATTTTCTTTGTAATTACCCTTAATACCACCTAATCTTAAAGAACCTTTTTGTAATCTTTCTAATCCATAAGGCGGGTCAACAATAGCTAAATCAAAATAGTTATCTGGATAACGTGCCATTAAAAGCATATTGTCCTCGTTTGTTATTGTTATTTTATCTGTTATTTGCATTTAATATTTTTTTATATAGTTCGTTTACCGATTCTTTATTGCAACCTCTTTTATAGTAGAAATTAATTACTCTTTTAATTCTTTGTAGGTTTGTTTGTTTCATAATCTATTTTTAATATGTTCTACAATTTTTTTAGCCTCTCCTTCTTTTAACGGAATATTAAATAAGCTATTGTGGTAAGTCTCTAAAATTTCAATAGCGTAATCGTCTGCTATTTGTTCGCATTGTTTTGCGTATCTTCCAGCCTCTCCATCTGTATTAATACTTACTTTAGGTTTAAACTTTTCTCTTAATGTCATAACGTACATGTTTATTTTTTATGTGATTCATTTCTTTTGTTTTCTCTAAAACTTCTTTAGCTTTTAAAGTAGTTTCTTTTTGAATTTCGTAGGATGTAGGGATTCGCTTTCCTACTAAAACTATGCTTTTACGCTTGGATAATTTCGACATTAATCTTGTAATTTAATTTTTTACACGCTTTTTGCAAAGTTTCAAACGAACAAACTACTTGATTATTTAAAATATGGTTTAAATGTGAGTAGCTGATTTCTGTTTCTCGAGCAAATTCTCTTTGGCTTATTCCTTCTTTTTTGAAGATTTCTAATAATTGTTTTGTAGTCGGAATTTTTGATAATTCGCCAACCATTTGTAAAGAACAAATTAAATCTTGTGAGTAAAAGCTTTTGTAATCCACATTGAAGCATTTTCAATATCTGTCATTGCTAATGATTTCAATCTTCCGTGTTCACTTCCATTTTGTTCAAGAGCATCAATTCTATTTATGACTTTTGCAAGTTCATATTTCAACTTTAAATGCTCACTACATTCATTGGTCAAGATGTCATCAAAATTAATTCTCAATCTTTTTTCTCCTAACGATAATTCTCTTTTTAATTCCATAATATTTATAGCATTTTACCTTGCAATCGGGTTTTAATTTTCATCTTTAAAAAACATTAATACTTTGTGAGTTTTTGCACAATAAACATAAGTTCCAAATCCTCGTGAGCCAAAGCCATAATCAAAATATACTCTTTGTCCTAACATAATTTATATTTAAAAGCACCATCGCACAACAGCGTGTTTATTCAATTGTGGCATAAGGTTTAATTCAATGTTCATTTTGTACTCTTGTTTTCTTTTTGCTTAATCGAAAGGCTATTGTGTGTCACACCACGCTGAAATTATAGCGGGCAAACGTTATATAATAGCTTACTCAACTAACTGCTCAAAGTTATCTTTGAAATATTGTTCAGAAACTAACCACTGGTCAAAGTGGTTTTTAGGGTTTCTTGAAATCATATCTCCAATTTTAGGACTATCGTTTAATAAATCTACATCAGAAATACTAACTTTTATTGGGTGTTTCCAATCTCCTAAATCAGATGGTATTACAATAGCACCTATATTATGAAAGTCTGTAATATCGCTTTCTGTTACTTCTCTCATTTCTGCAATTTGTGTTCTTCTGTAATTTTTAAAATATTCCATAATATTTGTAGCATTTACCCTTGCAATCGGGTTTTTGTTTTGTTTTATCTTTTATTTTGTTGAGTTAAAGCAAACAAATATCCACTTATCCACATTTGTTTTTCTGTTGGAGATAATGTTTCTCTTAATTTTTCATGTACATTTTCTTCAAATGCTTTTTCTCCCAACATCATAAAATCAGCTGGATTTGGTGTTTCTGTTAAATTTTTCATATATTATTTGTTTTTAAATTGTTTAAGTACTTCTCCTATTGCATCTGCTCTTTCTTCGCTTTTAGAATCAGTTTTCAGTAAAAAATATTCTTTGCATTTTTGTAACATATCTACTAATACATCTACTTCTTCCTCGCTATACATTTTCTTGTCTTGTTGTTGCTGAAATTCTCTACCATCTATGAAGTCTGTAAGCCACCTTACCTTATCGTTACCACTAATATCAGTTCTTGATATAAGTTGGTTTAACTTTTCAATATCTATTGCTGTCATATCTTATTTGTTTTTAAATGTTATTAATTTTTTTAATATAATTATAAAGTCTTAAATGTAATCCATTTGGTTTAAATTCACTTAATTCAGCAAATCTAACGTGTGATTCATTTATTTTATTCCAACGATGTAGTATTACAAATTTTATAAAATCTTTTATCATATCTTATTTGTTTTTAAATTGTTTAAGTACTTCTCCTATTGCATCTGCTCTTTCTTCGCTTTTAGAATCAGTTTTCAGTAAAAAATATTCTTTGCATTTTTGTAACATATCTACTAATACATCTACTTCTTCCTCGCTATACATTTTCTTGTCTTGTTCTTTTTGCCATTTAGCACCTGCAATAAAGTCCATTCTATGTTCTTCATGTCCTGAATAATCTTCAGAAGCTTCTTCAAGTATTTCTTGTTTAGGTTCTTCTTTTGGAATGATTATTTTGTAATAAAACTTTTGTTTCCAATCACTTCTGTAATCAGTATTTAGTTCTTGTTTGACTACATCAACTTCCTCGCAACTTGGATTTTTAATAAACCATTCTAAAAACTCATCATCAATAGCTTGTATGCCATCTTTGATTAAGTCTTGGTCTGTTGTTAAGATGATTTTCTTACCTATTTTTTTGAAATTATCAGGGTTAAATACTTTATGAATTAATGGAGAATTATATTTAAAATATAAAACCCAATCTCCTTCTTTAATTTCTTCATCAGAAGTGATGTAGATGTTTTGATTAATTTTATGTATATTTTTCATATTTCTTTTATTTCTCTAATTTTTACAAATGGGTTGTTACTTCTAAAATGGTTATATGCTGCGTCGAAATTCAATGCTTCGATTATTTTTTCGCAGTCTACACAATCATCGTTTTTAAATCGCCAGTAATATACTATATACTTATTCATTGTCAAATATGTTATATAAATCGCTTACAAAATCAGTTCTTTCTTTTGTTAAATCATTAATTAAATGATTTGCAGTATCTACACTTAATGTATGCCAGCCATTAGTGTTTTTTAAATCAGTAATAATACTACCATACAAAGATGGATAAGTTGTTTGTTGTTTAAGCAATACTAACTGTTGTTTTTCTGATAATCGTTCCCAAAGTGTTTTCATAATTATTGTTTTTTAAATATTAATATTCCACAAATAAGCAATGCCCCTGACATTACTAAAAAATTATCGGTACTCATTCCGATAGTTGCAACTGATAAAAAGATAATTGTTTTCATAATTTCTAATAATTTGATATGCAAATATAATATCTTTATTTGGATAAATAACACAATGAAGTTAATTTATATTCATTATAAATAACGTTTGTATGTTATTTGTATTAAAATAGTTTGTATTTTTGTAAAAATTTAAACCTATAACATTAAAATAAAAAATTAATTTAAACGTATAACTTGAAATTATGGAAGCAAAAGAAAAAGCGGAAGAATTATTAGATAAATTATCAATGTATTTTTCTGAAAATGCACCAGCCAAACAATGTGCATTAATATTAATTGATGAATTAATAAAAGAAAATTATCCAACAGACATTAAAAGATGCGAATATTGGCAAGAAGTAAAAGAAGAAATAAATAAACTATGATACACAAACTACAACAACTAATCGACCGAAAATCATTTGTAGATAATATGGCAAGAAAGTTGCACGTTAAACCAACTACAATAGAGTATTATTTTAGAACTGAAATACCTATAAAAAATAAAGTAATTATAGAAGCATGTTTAGATCTACAATTAAAGTTAGATAAAGAGTTTAAACAAATAGAAGTAAAGGCTTGGGAGTTGGTTTAACGTTTTGCAAATAGGCGAAGCGTAGCGATAGCGGAGTTTTGCTTATTTGCTGTTATGCCTCGTTCTTATCATAAATATTAACAACTAAAAATAAAATCATGTCAGAATTAAAAACAGAACATTTAGTGTATATGTCAGACGAAATGTACACGCCAATTCACTACAAAGGAATGATTGTTAAACAGCCATTTTTTGAAGGTAAAGGGAATCATTCAGTTGCTCAATTAGAAGCAATATGCGAACAATTTAAAGAGTATTGTCATCAGCAAGCTATTATAAAACAAAATTGCATGAAGCATATTGTCGAATTAAAGTTCGGTGTTGAGTTCCCACAGAATGAGGCATAACTTGTCGCTAACCACAATAAAAGTATTACTTATTTATGTCAAAGCCTATAAAATATACAAAATATAAAGTAGTCAAGCTAACAGAAGTTCAATATCAAACTTTAAAAAAATTAGAAAATTATAATATTAGAGTTTGCTACTTTATTCGTGATTCAATTTCTGAAAAACTACAAAGAGAAAAAATAGAAATAGTTAAACCAAAGGAAGTAATTAAATGTCCTTTTTAAATTAAAAAAATATGGAAATAAAAGAATTAGAATTAAAAAACCACCTATAACAAGGTGGTTTTATTTTTTATCCAATTTAAAACAAACATTAGCACAAATAGTATCCCTATAAGCCAAATAAACCGATTTGCGACTATTTTTATAGTTTCTGAATAGTCAACCTGTTTTTCTTTTTTTTCTTCTTTAAAATCGACGTTTTGCTTTTCTTTGATTACTTCTTTAGAATTGTTATAAATAACACGTGTATTATAAATTGTATCTTTTCCTAAAAGTATAGGTTTGTCTAAATCGACTGGCTCTAAAGTAAAGCTATTACTAAACTTTGTTATATCAGTTTCAGTTGTTGTGTTTTCCTCGATAACTGAACTTGACTTTTTTATAGTTCCGCAAGACGTTAAAATTAAAACCAAACAACCTAAAGTAATTTTCTTTAATTGATTTAAAATACTTTCACTTTCTGCACCCCAAAACATTTCACATTTTCCATCTTTATAAGGCGGTTCTGTAAAATAACTTTGCCACATTCCATCTATTGCTTTATATCTTTTACAATTATCTTTTAAAGGGCAATTAAAACCGCTACATTTTGTTATATCACTCATTGTAATTCATCTTTAATATTTTGATAATCATAACCCGCACTAATAAGTAAGTTAGTAATTATTTCTATTATTTCTTCTGTTGTTAAGTCATCATAATCACATTCAAAAGTATGCTTTTTTTTGTGTGCTTCGATTTGTATTTTCATAGTTTATCTTGTCAATGTAAATTCATATTCTAATCCATCATTTGTCATATATACCTTCATCCAACAACTACCCAAATGTTTCGGCATTCCTATTTTTTCAACTGCCCAACCTTGACCGCTATCAAACTCTTCTTTATATGTACCTGTTTTAACGTGCCATTGCTTTTTAACTTCTATTATTCCCTTATGTTGGTTCATTATATATCTGTTGTGTGTCATTATCCATCCATCGTGAGTATGTCCTGACATTATAACGTCTGCATTTGGAAAAATAGAAGCGTGTCTGCTGACTGCTAAAGCTCCTTTTGTAATTACCCCACCCCAATGTCCGTGGTCGTAAGCTATATTGCAAGGATAATGTCCGTTACCTCTTTTAAAATTAAGATTAATATAACCCATATACGCCCCTAATTGAATATCAGTCTTTGCAAATGCGTTTATTCTCTCAACTAATCGCATTAAAATATTAGTTTCCGCACGTTCAGAAACGCTACTCTCGTGATTTCCTGTATTAATTTGCAAAATATTTTCGGCATAAGGTAGCATTTTTTGAGCTGTATCGTTAATTACCAAATCTAAATAATCATTTCCGTTATGCTCTGGTCGTATTGCATTTTTTGCTTTTCGTGGGTCGTACTTACCTTGCATTAAACAAAGCATATCCCCATTAATTATAATCTTTGCGTTACGTTGTTTTGCCTCTTCAAGATGTTGAAACAATAATTCTCTATTTGCTTTTGGGTTATCAAAATGCCAATCAGAAGTAAGTAGGAATTCAAAAGTTGCTTTTCGTGAATTATTTTCAAAAGTATATCTATGAAAATTATGAGCTTTTTTTTGTACTATCATATTTTTTTATATATTTGCATCACACAACAACACAAAAGTTGGTCAACTCGAAATCTGGAAAAATTAACCGCTATTAACGTAGCGGTTTTTTTTGTTTATAATTACAATCATTTACGGCGATAATCGCCGTTACCAACGTGCTTTTCTTCCTCTATGGTCGTAATGCGTAAAAGTAGGGTAAATACCTACACCGCCCTCTTTCATTTTACCACTTTCAATAAGTCCTTCAATTACTAAAGCCACTTCTTTAGGTGTCATTCCTGCTACTTTAATATCAGCAGCTGTACCTCGTAAATGTTGGCTATCTTTTACAGCTCCAGGTAATTTAGCATTGTATTTAGGACTTCTATAACCGCTTGTAATTGTAATAGGTTTATTTATTGCAGTTCTTAATACTTCTAAATTGCGTGCAAGTTCAACAATATTTAAAAGTGCGGAGTTTGGAATATCTGAACCGTCTTTACACTTAAATTCTTCTAAACTAAAGTTCTTTGTTATCTTTGCCATCTTTTTTATTTTTAATTAATTCAATTGTTTTCATTATCGTATACACAATAGAAACGCATAGTAATAATATTTTTAAAGTAGCCTCTACATTTGAAAAGCTAATTGCCATTGTAAGTGTATTCAATGAGTATAATCTTAAATCGTTAATTGACATTTTTTGTTTTCATTAAGCGTTCAACAATAGTAGTAACCCCTTCAATAGTTATGTAAGAAGTTCCAATAATTACCCAATCCGTTGACGTAATAACTCCGCTAAATAAACCAACAGAAGCCACCACGAAAACAGTCAATTTTCTACTTACCCATTTTGATAGGAATAAGTCTATTTTTTCTTTTCTACTCATCTATACAAGGTGTATATTCAATCCTTTCTAACTCATTTAATTGGTTATGGATTGGCTGAAATGGTTCGTATGTAAGTGCATCAAGACCTATAAACCATTTACCTTCCCCATCTTTTACAAACTCTAATCTGCAAACACCATTTGTGTAACCATCTAAAGCATTGTATTGTTCTGTATTTGGATGTAAAACTATCATATTAAACTAAATTTGTCATATAAGTATTAATTGCATTGTATAAGTTTGTGTTCAAAGTTGCATTTCCTCCTGCTGTAACTAAAGAAGCACCCATACCATAAACAGAAATTGTATGAGTTGCGTAAGCTCCTAATGACCTAAAAACTAATTGAGGTGTTGTAGTTAATGCTGAACTATTACTAGTTCCACTTACACTTAAATTTGTATTTTGAAAGACTCTTATTTGGTTATTAGCTGGTCTGTTAATTGATTTCAAACCTGTTCCTGATAAAGCACCAATAGCATTACTTGTTGTTCCGTTGTTGATATTTTGCGGTATAGTTCCATCAAAAGTAAATCTATTCGCTGCACTACCACCCACACCATCGATAGTTCCTGTACCAGCAGTGTGTACCCAAGCAAACCTACTCGCATTATTTAATATATATTTTACCCCATTAGTTGAAGGAATAAAGTTGGTTGAAACGTTCCCTGTGCTTGAAGCTGTCAATCCATTGTTTGTGGCAAAAGCTAATGGATTGTTTAATGTAGCTTGATATGATGTGGGAGCTTTCCAATTCAATGAAGCAAATGTATTTGTAGCACCTGTACCAGTTGCAAAAACATAAAAAACATCAAGTTCAGACCAAACACCGCCTGCTTTTAAATCTAAAACTAACTGATTTTGTACAATTTTTTGAGAATCATTTGGTAAAGTATAACCAAGTGCAACAGCTCTATCTAATACAGCTTGATAATCTGCATCATAAGCAAACCCAACTATATTAGTATCGCCTGACCAACTATTAGCATGAACAGAACCCCAACTAATATTATTATTTACTGCTCCTTGACCCCATCCTATATTATTATTTTTCGCTCCTTGACCCCAATCGCTCATTTTGTATCTTTTTTAATTGTTCAACTTTTGCTAAATATAAATTTAGCTTTTTAAAATTCTCAACTTTTGGTTTACTATATTTGCCAGCCACCATAGAAATTATTTGTATCAGGATTTACATCCTCATTAGCATTTGAATTATATTCAGGATATGTATTTTGATTAAAACACATAAAATCTATAAATCTTTGAGTATAACTTTCTGCAATATCCCTTTCTTTTTCAACTAAATAATCTACTTCGGCTTTTTCTACGTTTGTAGAGTTTTCAGAAGTATGCTTAAACAAACCTTTATTACTTAAAGTATATGCTGCGAAAGGCAAATAGTAAACCATTGCCCAATGAATAAGCATAGGTTTGATATAAGTCGTTAATAAAGTTTTATAAGCTAAATACTGATTGTTATTTATTTCGTCGTTTAAAATCAATTCTTGTAACTTTTCGTAAAGTTTAGTACCTAAATAGTTTTGTATAGTAATATCTTGACTTATTTTTATGTATTCGATAAAATCGTCAGCATCTAAATTACCATTTGTAATAGTAAATTTCTTTACATCTTCTGTGCTTATTAATAATGCGTATGCCATAGCTTAATTAGTTTTTAAATCCTTTTTTTTCCCAATACTCTTTAGTATAACCTTTGTATGGCATATCTTTAGGTTTCATTGCAACCTCTTTTGGATTTCTTAAACGATAACCATACTTTTCAGCTTTTGCAATAGATAAAGGTTTTGCGTTTGGATTTGTAGGGTCTATTTTAGTGTCAAAACTTGCATAAGTTCTACGAAGCCATTTATGATTGCATCTTGCCCCGCCTTTGTATAACCATATAGAATAAGTATCAGCACCATTTTTACCGAATCCAGCGTTAACTGATACGTCATCCATTGCTAAAATATCTTCTTTTCTATATACTTTTTCAGCACTTATCATTTTATTACAAAAATCTCTTTCGCCTTTTGTATCGCCACTATAAACATATCGAGTAATAAAGTTAACTCCGTCAATTTCTTTGTCATCTTCTGATTTTGTTCTCGGTTTTGCAGTTCCTGTACTTACTAAATTTACTATTTTAGAAAATAAACTTTGTTCTTTTTTCTTATTTAGCTTTTCAATTTCAGAATCTAATTCATCTTCAAGTTCATAATCAACTTCGTTTTCATCTATTAAGTGCCATTCATCACTTAAAACTTCGCCTTTGTCAATTAATGCATCTGCTAAATCAGGGTGTGTGTGTGCCGACAAAGTAACTCCTGTTTCTTCCGCTACTTGCTCCGCTGTTTGTGCATTCTCCAAATCGGCAAACTCTAAAGGTTGTATTGTTTTAAAGTATAATTTTAATTTGATATTGTTAACCGCTAAAACAGTATCTAAAGCTTCAATAATTTCAATTTGATAAGGTTTGATTACTAAATTATCATATAATAAAGTTGCAGTTTTAATTTCATCTGCATTGTTTGAAAATCCACCGCCTGTATCACGAACTCCTAAAAGCATTGGTGAAGTAACTCTATGCCCTACAACTAATTTTTCAAAACATTCTTTTGCTAAATACTCATAATGTTGCGGTGCATCATTTAATGGAATATCAATAACTTCTGTTGCATTTTCTTTGCTACTATTAAACGATACAATTACCTTTTGCCCTTTAGCACCTGTTAATTTTCTTTTTACATCGGCAGAAATTTCTTCTCTTTTTTCTTCAGGCGGAATATTGTTATTAAAGTTTACAACTTTAGTACCACTAAAACCATTCATTACATCGTTAATCAAATAGTCTGAAATTTCTTCTTCTAACTTTGCATAAGGTAACGCACCTGAATAATCAATCGGTGTGTAATAATGGTAACCGCTTATATATGGTCTTATGATATAAAGTTCAACTTCTTTTTTATTTCCA